TTTTAATTCAACGGAATTAAGCGAGGGTAGTAAGCAATCATACGGTCAAGAAGTGAGCGTTTTAATTGAGGTGGGTACAAGGTTTGACAACTCTTTTGGTGGTAAATTACTATCAGATAGAATATCAAATGAAGTAATGGAGTTAGTTAGAACAAGGCAGGATGGGTATTTAGATTTATTACCTGATTGGTATGTAATAAGAACACTAATGGAGAGTACAAATACACTTGAACAATTGGTAGATACAGGAGTTTTAGTGAGAAGATTAATAAGATTTACATTTAAAATACAACAGGGCATATGAGCGTATTAAACGGTTCGGATATATTAATTTACGATGCAGATACGAATTTTCCGTTAATGTGTCAAACTAATGTAACTATTACATTAAACGATGCTATGATAGATGCTACTTGTAAGCAATCAGCAGGTTATTCGGTATTATTACCTGGATTAAGGGATTTTGCTTTTACGGCAGATGCTTTAGTTGATTTTGATGAAGATGTAAACGATTTAGGTATTACAACTTTATTTGCTGCTTACGATGCAAGAACACCTATTAACATACTAATATCAAATCCTGTAATACCACAAGGCTATTATGTAGGATTAACATATATTGATAGTATAGAAGTAAACGCTCCAATGGAAGATGTGGTAACTTATACAGTATCTTTTACAGGAACTTACACAATAACAGATTAATTAACTTTAAAATAAAATAATATGGCAGTTTACAACGGCACAGCGCAAATCTTAAAAATGGATAACACGCAATTAGCAGAATTAACAAATGTGACTATGTCTATGAATCAGGATGTATTCGAAACAACTTCTAAAGAATCAGCAGGTTGGAAAGAAATTATGCCAGGTTTAAGAGATATTACTTATTCAGCAGAAGGTCTTGCAGACTTTGTTGCAGCGAATAAAGATTTAACAGATATTTTTACTGCATACAATAATAGAACTATGGTTCAAATTATTTGGACTAACTTAACGGCAGGTAATACATCAGTTACTCAAAGTGCTTACATTACTTCTTGCGAAGTTTCTGCACCTATGGAAGATGTAGCTACTTACTCTATTGAGTTTGCTGGTTCAGGCGCACCTACATTTACAGTAATATAACTAAAACAAACAAACTATGAACGGAATACTTGAAGTTACTCTCAACGGAGAAGTAAAGCAATTAAAATTTTCAAACTATTCGCTTGAAACTTACACAAGAATAAGCGGTAGTGATATTGGTAATATTAAAGAAATTGGAGAAAATTATAGTCAGTTACAAATGGTAGCTGATTTAATTTATTCGGGTTTAACTGGATATTACAGAAGTAAAAGTTTAATTATAGACTTCAGTTATGAAGATGTAGTGGAATGGGTTGATGATTTAAGTTATGAAACTCAATTACAAGTTATTAAGTGCTTTACCGAAAGTTGTTTAAAGATTACGCAAGAAATGATAAAAGCATTTAAGGCGATGTCTGATGATAACAAAGAAAAAAAAAAGTAACTTGGGATGATATCTTGGATTGTGCGGTAATGGACTTGGGTTTATTACCGCATATTTTTTGGGATATGACTTTTGTAGATTATTATAGGTATTTTGTTTATAAAAGAAAGCAAGAAGCTAACGAGTGGGATAGGACCAGGACTTTAATGTCTTACATTCTAAACACACAAGTTGAGAAGAAAAATCAAAAGAAACCGAGAGAAATATTACCATTATGGACTGATATTTTAAGTAGGTTAAATAAGAAAATTACCATTACTACTCAAAAAGATAAAGAAGCAATTTTGGAAAAATTAAAGCCGAAAGAAGATGGTAAATGAAAAAATAATAGTTGAATTAAGTGCGGAAATAAAAGGCTTAAAAAGCCAATTAAATATTGCTCAATCTGATTTACAATCATTTGCTTCAGAAAATAAAAAAACAAGCGATAATATTGCAAAATCTTTTGATAATGCTAAAGGTGCTATTAAAGGGCTTGTTGTAGGCTATATTGGGCTTCAAGCTGCAACCCAAGCAGTTGGTAGAGCGTTTAATGAATCTTTAAGATTAGATTCAGTTAATTCAGCTTTAACTGCAGTTTTAGGTTCTACTGAATTAGCAGAAGCAAAATTACAAGAAATTTCAAAAACTGCTGATTATTTGGGTTTAAACTTTTTAGACCTTGCAACTTCGTATAAAAATTTCGCAGCAGCAGCTTTATCTTCTAATCAAACTTTAGGAGATACCGATAAAATATTTAATTCAGTTACAAAAGCAGCAGCAACTTTAAAATTATCTTCTGAAGATGTAAAAGGTGCTTTAAATGCTTTAGGTCAAATGTTCTCAAAAGGAACGGTATCCGCAGAAGAATTAAAACAACAATTAGGAGAAAGATTACCAGGTGCGGTAGCTTTAATGGCTGCTGGATTAGGTATTGGTACTGCTGAATTAAATAAAATGCTTGAGCAAGGGCAAATAACAACTGCTGCGGTAATTAAATTAGCTGAACAGTTAGATTTAGCTTATGGAGATAAAATTACTGGTAAAGTAGATTCATTACAAGCAAGTTTACAAAGGTTAAATAATACATTTACTTCGGCAGTAGAAAGTGGTAGTGTTGGTAAGTTTTTTAAATTCTTTGTTGATAGAGCGCAGGAAGCAGTAAATGGTCTTGAATTAATGGTTAAAGGATTACAAAATCCAGGCAAATCAATTTTTTTAATTGAACTTGAAGATGGAATGAAATCTTATTTAGATTTAGTTAGAAAAGTTAATTCTACACCAATAACTGCCGATACAAACCAAAAAGATTTAGTATTACAACAAGGTTTAATAAATGCTGCTATTGAAAAAAATGCTCACTTACAAGCATTAGCTATAAATGTTTATGGTAAAAATTCAGAAGTTGTTAAGGCTTATTCTGATGGTTTAGAAACTCTTTATAAAAAATTAAAAAAAGTAAATGGTTTAATAGTTCCTGGAGGGCCACCAATAATAGAAGGTACTACGAAAACTAAAAGACCCGCACAAGGTTCAGGTTTATTAGATACTATGAATGATTTAACTGATGCCAAAGCTGGTATCGCTGCTGAAAATTTAGCTGCGTTTAATGCTGAAGTCGAAAAGTTAAGTAAAAATATTGATGCTGTTAAAGGTTCTTATAATGGTTTAGTTTCAGACCCTGCAATTGAGGCATTTAACGAAAATTTAAAAGTTACTATAGCTTTATTAGGAGATGCTTTAACAAGTTCTTTTAATGCTGCTATAGATAGTGGAGAAAACTTTTTCCAAGCATTAGGTAAAGCATTAGTTCAACTTATTAAAAGATTAATGATTGCTGTTGCTGCTGCTGCTTTATTAGCTTTCTTTTTAGCGCCTTTTGGTTTAGGTGCTGGTGCAAGTTTCCCAGCAATATTTAAAGTATTATCAGGTGGTCTTGATTTTAGTCAAGGAAGCGTAAGCGGTTCTCAAGTAGCATTACCTACTAATACACTTGGTCAAGGTGGCTACCAAATAGATATAATGGGCGACAAAATGAGATTATTATTAAATAACGAAGCAATTAAAAATTCGAGGGTGGTATAATGGCTTACAATCATATTTATAATCTACAATTCAAAGGTTTAGACCAGGTAGGTACTAATTTATATTACCAAGTAAAGTTTGAAAAACAAGAAGCTACTGTTGTAGTTTACGATGTAATAGAATTAATACCAGCACAGGATAGCGCATTTGTTTTAAATTATAAAGCCAATAAAGACAATATCTTTGCTCCTATTAGGGCTTCTTATGCAGATATTAAATGTTTCATTCCTTACAATTCTAGTGTTCAGCCTTCTGATTTCTTTTTTGATAACGATGAATATTCTTTTAAAGTAAGTCTTTACGAAAGTAACGGAGTAACTGAAACTTTAAAATGGGTAGGCTTTCTTTTGCCCGATGTTATTCAATATGAGTGGCAAGAACAATATTTTCTTCAGCTTACGGCTACTGATAATTTAGCGGTTTTAAAAGATATTAAATACACAAGAGAAGATTACTACGCTTTATATAATGACACAAGTGTTGATACTTGTATAGATGTTAATGACTTTGTTTGTAGGTTATTAAAAAAGACTGGAAGCGAATTAGATGTGGCTTTTTATAGTCAATTT